AAGCATACTAGAATTCAGTCTCCTAGTATCTTGTGTAGATGAATTGTAACACATCATATAACTATTTATGTCTGTACTAAGTCCAGCATGAACAGTATAGAAGATCAAATACTTACTAACCCCTTCGACATCTACAGTATACATATTCTTTATAGGTCTAGTAACCGTCCTATCTACCCAGTATGCGTGTTCTGTGTTCAAATCCCGGCACTTAAAACTCCCTAACTCATCCAGACTAACATCCTTACACATGAACAAAGCATCATCTTTCATGAGTTCTTTTCGTGCTTTATTCTGCCAACCTACCGAGAAGTTATTTATTATTATTCCCATCTGGATTCAAAAATCCCCCGTATAGATGTACACTCTGCAAAGAATATATTCTTCATCAACTCAGCTTTTTCCACGTCACGTCCATCACCATCATGGCCAAACGCAAGAGCCAAGACTCCGTGTTTCAACACAGGCATAAGACCGTCTGATAACCATATGTCATTGTAATAACTTCCAAGGTCTCTATGAGACCCCTTGTACCATACTGTAGCTGCTTCATCTCCTGATCGACCAACCAGACTAACACCAACAGGACTGTTGACCTTTACTACATCTGCTGGAGTAGATGACACAGAATCTGCATAGGCATCGACTATGATACCGTATTCCTGATCGAAGTCCTGATAGGTCGTGGTGTCTAAGATCGCGGCAACTCCTAATCCATACTGCCCACCGGATGCGCCTGTTATTAACTCTCCACTATCACTACTCTCAACCTCCCAATGCAGATGTGTACTACCTGCATCCTGTAGTATGACCGTATCCGCAGAAGTTGAGGCACTTGCAGTCAACGTTAACTGTCCAGCTACCGTAATACCAAGATCCCAATAGGTACTAGGTCCGGCGATTACTAACGTACTAGCCGCCCCTGCTGATATAGCAGTACTCAACACCCCCGCTGTCACAGTCAACAACCACTCATCAGTACCGGAATCTAGTCTTACAGTAAGTGTAGTCCCTGGTGAGACACCCCCATCATATACACTACTAGGCACCGGAGCGAAGCCAACCGTAGCACTACCACCACTCCCCACCACAGTACTCGCCATCGGTACTCCTTTTACATCACTCAACCATCCGTCTTGTGCGAAGTCAAACTCCTCTACAGTAACTATATCCTTCATCAACTGACTGAATTGCACCATATATAGTTGGTCAAAATCCTCTGGCATACTTACCCCACCATCAGTTCCATTGACCAATCTATTCTCATGCCGGTCTATCAATTGTGTGAGCTGACAAAAGGTCTTCAAGGTCTGTCTTACATACCCAAACACCTCAGCCTTGGTCCAGACAGGACTAGTTACATAATCTTCCTGTAACATATCTCCAAGATCTGTAAGAAAATCATTTACTCTCATCTCTGGTCACCCTGTTGTTGCTGATCTTCTGTTGTCTTCTGTTGTGATCTCTTGACATCATCATGCAGGAACTCCACAGGTCGTGGCTTGAATCCTTGTCCGGACGGGAACCTAGATTTTGTTTGTGCAACCAGTTCATTCACTCTTGTAACATACATCTTGTATGCTTCTGCTGTTTCCTTACTTCTTTGTGGCTCACTGGCAAAGCCGTGGAAGATGCCGTAGTGGAATAGAATGTCTTGAAAGTTCTCACTCAATCTAGGCTCGTCTGATGCGGTTAGTGTATCAGGCACAAAGGCTCCTATTATAGTGAGATCCACAGACCCACCAGAAGGTATAGGAACTACACATATAGAACACTCAGCATGATCGTAAGGAGCGAGAACTATATACTGTGTAGCATCTACTCCGTCTATGTCACCTTCCCACAGAGATGAGTAGAACTCTAGTTCATCTAGTCTAACCGGATTCAGTCTAACCCCTGTAGATGTGTTCGCCACATAAATAGGAGCGAACATTTCTGCATCGGAGTCTACAGGGAGTGCGACAAAATTCCGGGTCTCGCCTATGCTCACAGTCTCCCTTCTCTCGTCGAACATAGTGAGCACAGCCGTGAGCTTGTAGCCGTCATTGAGTGCCTCGGTGATAAAAGAGTCTGTTCTATATACTCCTTTATCAGCTAAGAAACTCTGCACGTTGTCTATTATGGTGGATAATAACATCACAAACTCCTATCTATACAGGCACATTAGCTGATACTAATTGATTACCACCAGTTCCTTGATTAACATAACCACCAGTTGTATTGCCATAACAATTATTGAGTAAGATCATGTAGTAATCGTGACTAGTGCCTACGACAGAAATACCATAACCTGCCGGACTATTAGATGTACTATTATACTGATAACCACAAGAGTTACCAGTTATATTGAAGTGATTAACACCATTGGCAATATATATCTCAGAATAGGCACTTCCCCCATAGGCACTAGAGTGCATAATACTATTATTTCTTATATCGACCTTAGTTCCGCTGTTTATCATAATACCATGATAATCATGACCAAAAAACGTACACCCATCTATTGTTACACCATGAACATCACTTCCAGCAGCAATATAAAAACCGTAGCCAGTATCACTACCACCTTGAAACATACAACCAACAAAGGAATGTAAACCATTATCGTCAGTAGTTTTACCTCCAATATACACATTATACTGCGTGATACCAGCACTACCAGCAGAATCAAACCAACAATTAACGGCCCTAACTCCAGTGCTTTGTATATTCCCGGTAGAGCCTATAGCTAGACCAGCAATAGAAGCAGTCCCTAAATGACATGAATCTAACCACATACCATCAATACCAACTCCATATATACCATATTGATAATAATTACCTGTGTACCCCCAAACGTCAACGTTTGTTATTTGTGATACTGATCTATTTAATCCACCACCTTCAGTAGAGTATATCCCGGCAAATCCTATACCCCTACTCCGCATCTCAATAGCTATATTATTCAAGAAAAGAAACCAAGTTCCGGCCAAATAAATACCTACATTACCATCAGCCAAGCGCATATTACTGAACATTCCATGTTGCATACCTTGAACATAAATATGAGCAGAGTAGCTTGCTACAGTAGCACTTGAAGTCATACTTAAATGACTCATTCCACCATTTGCTTGACTGGGTCCGGTATTGAAACTAAATGTATGTCCAGACGAAAAAGTTCTATTTATTATAGTAGCTCCACTACCTGCACCTATTATATAAACATTACTTGCGGTTATACTAATCGTGCTGGATACAGTCCAAGTTCCCTGACTAATGTATACTACTCCACCACTAGCACTCGCAGCAGTTATAGCCCCAGT